TTTCAAAACAAAAGCTGACACAAATGTAATTGCAGACGTTGCCACAAAGATAATGGGTACTGGTAATGAAGATATTGAGGATTATAAAAAAAACTAAAGAGTGATACAGAGTTACACAATATCTATGGTTTAGCCGAAAGGTTGCACAAAACAGTTTCCGAAATCTTGCAAATGTCAGTTGAAGAATTTAATATGTGGATTGCTTACTTTCAAATCCAACAAGAAGAACGAGAACGACAAGAACGACTAGCAAAGGCAAGTAGATAAGTGGCAACAAAAAAAGTAAATATAGACATCATAGCGAAGGACAAGACCAGACAGGCTATGAAGTCAGCGTCTACAGGTCTTGATAATTTAAAAAAATCGGTTTTTAGTTTACAAACTGCCCTTATAGGAATAGGTGGCTCATTAGTCGCTAAAAGTTTTCTTGATACCGCAAGGGAAACCGAAAGGCTACAAGTAAGATTTAAGTTTCTATTTGATGATGTTAGAGAGGGTGAAAAAGCCTTTCGAGGTCTAACAGAATTTGCAAGTAAAGTGCCTTTTAGCCTAGAAGAAATACAAAGGGGTGCAGGAAACCTAGCGGTTGTTTCTCAAAGTGCTGAAGAAATGAATAGGTTGCTAGCGATCACTGGCGATCTAGCGGTAGCGTCTGGTCTTGATTTTCAAACGACAGCCGAACAATTACAAAGAGTATTTTCTAGCGGTATTAATTCCGCAGACCTTTTTAGAGAAAGAGGTGTTAGGGAAATGCTAGGCTTCGAAGCAGGGGTCGCAATAAGTGCAGAAAAGTCAAAGCAACACATAATAGATATTTTTGAAGAAGGTTCAAAATCCTTTGTCGGTGGTAGTCAAGTGATGGCAGACACCTTTGATGGTGTTATTTCTATGATTGGCGATAAAGTAAGGCTTTTCAAACAAGATGTAATGGACGCTGGACCATTTGAAGCGTTAAAAGTATCAGCACAACTTTTAGATGAAGCTTTAGTAAAAAACTTTGGAAGTATAGAAAAATCAGCCGAAGCCATAGGGGAAGCAGTAGTTACAGCAACAATGAAAACTATTTTGTTTGGTGCAAGTGTCATTGATGCTTTTAGACCAACATTTCTTTTTATAGGGGGTTCGATTACAAACCTAGTTAGAAGTGTTCAGCAGTTGCCACCACCAATACCAGAAATAGGATTGCTTGGTTTTTTAATGCTTGGAAAGAAAGGTAAACTAGCGGTCACTGGAATAGCGATGGCAAAAAAAGAACTTGAGGAACTTCCAAAAACGGCAAGTCCTACTCTTGCATTGACTTTAAGGCTAGGCGAAATAATGGCAGGTTTAGCAGGTATTGAAATGTCAACGTCTATGAAAGAATTAAATGACGCAACGAAAAAAACAGGTGAGAACGCAGAAACAAAGTTAGTACCACCTTTCAAAGAATTTACTGACCATTTAGATCAATCAATTCAAAGTGGGGGTGATTTAGAAAAAAAGGTAGCAGGAATCTTCAAAAAAATTAACGACCAAAGAGAAGCAACAAAAAAACTCAAAGAAGAAGAAACAGCAAGAGCATCAGCAGTTGAAGCAGTTCAAACAGCTTTAGCATCGTCGCATGGGGAAACAGCAAAGCAAATAGCAAATGAAACCAAGGCAACCATGACGCTAAAACAAGCTAGAGAAGAAGCAATGAAAGCTGTTCAAGATGCGTTATCAGCTTCAGCACTTCCGACTATGGACACAGGCTTATTCTCAAATTTCTCTAAAGGATTCAAAGATGTTGCAAACTCTCAAAAACAAATGTTCACCCAGATGCGTGATATTGGTGCGGAATCGTTTGACAGACTCAAAACATCACTCACCGACTTTGTAATGACAGGAAAACTAAGTTTTCAAGATTTGGGAACTTTTGTTGTTCGGTCAATGGTGGATATGCTGATTGGCGAAGCCATTAAGAGTGCAATGAAAGGCTCTTTAGCAATGTTCAAGGCAGATTCCATCAAGAAAGCGTTTATAAGCTTATATGAGGGTGCTATGAAAACTTTTGCGTCTATACCCTTCCCATTCAACATAGGTGCTGTAGGGGGTGCTATAGCCTTTGGTACTGGTCTTATAAATAAAATAAGGGGGTTTGAAAAGGGCGGTAGACCGCCAGTAGGACAACCAAGCATCGTGGGTGAAAAAGGTGCAGAACTCTTTGTTCCAGACCAAGCAGGTACAGTAGTACCAAATGACAAACTAGGCATGGGTAAAAACGTCACTGTAAATTTCAATATCAATACTGTAGATGCTAGGGGTTTCAATGAATTGTTAGTAAATAGCAGGGGTGTAATAATAAACCTTATTAACAGTGCTATGAACGAAAAGGGTAGGATGGCAGTGATATGAGTGGAGCATTACCTAAAACAAATTTCACCGCAATCAATATCAAGAGCAATCAAAAGACTCTTTTAAGTCAAACCGATAGCGGAAAGACATTTAGAAGACAAGTGCAAGGTCAACGATTTAGTTTTACTCTTTCATATCCTCCCATGACTAGATCAGACTTTGCACCTGTGATGGCTTTTATTATGAAGCAAAGAAACAGAAAAGAAAACTTCACAGTAAGCTTTCCTAGCTATCTAAACGCACAAGGCAACGAAACAGGCACATTATTAGTCAATGGGTCACATTCTGTAGCCGATACGACAATAGCTATTGATGGTTTTGCAGGGGATGGTGCAGGAAGATTAAAGGCAGGTGATTTTATCAAGTTTGCTCACGATAAAGTTTATATGATCGTTGAAGATGTAACCAGTTCAAGCAATGCGTCAACAGTCACAATAGAGCCACCATTAAGAGAAGCCTTAACAGATAACAGTTCGGTCACTTATGATTCAGTACCTTTTAATGTTCATTTAAGAAGCGATATACAAGAGTTTTCTAGTGGCGCAAACAACAGCAATGGTGAATTACTTTTTAATTATGAGTTTGATGTAATAGAGAGTTTGTAGATGGCTAGAGGGTTAACAAGTGCGGTCAAAACAGAACTAGCCACAGGAAACATAGAACCAGTTTTATTAATAGAATTAGGGTTCGCAACACCTGTATATTTTACAAACGCAAGCTTTGATATTACGTCTAGTGTTTCTGGAACATCACGAACCTATCTAGCAAATGGTCACTTTAGAGGAATTACCGCAGTTAGTGAAACCGCAACACCTTCAAAAAACAGTTTAGTGGTTACGTTGTCGGGTGTCGATCAAACCTATATTTCTATCGTTCTTAATGAAAACATAATTAACGATAATGTCTTTATTTACAGGGGGTTTCTTGATGCAAACCTTGCTTTGATAGCAGACCCTTTTCTTTTGTTTTACGGAACAGTAGATGAATTTAAAATAACGGACAATACAAGCACTGCCACCTTGAGTCTAAATGTAACGTCACATTGGGGGAACTTCTCAAAGAAAAGCGGTAGAACAACATCTGATAACTCACAAAAAAGGTTTTTCGCTAGTGATTTAGGGATGGAGTATTCAGCACTTAATTTAGTAGACATTAAATGGGGTAGAGAATGAGTAGCGTACATTTATATCAAGCAGAAAAAAAAGATTTTGATATGATTTATGAAATGCTTATGGAGTTTAAAGAGGGTGAACTATTTGATAAAAAACTTCCAGAAGTTGACAAGCCAAAGCTTACATTATTCATCAACACAATTTTAGAAAAGGGTAGAGTAATTTTTGCTAAAGACTTAGATAAAGAAGAACTTATGGGGTTGTGTATGTTTCACAAGACTGAATATTGGTTCAGCAAAGAAAAGATAATGAATATCCATGTATTGTATGTCAGAAAGCAATTTAGAACGTATAACTTAGTGAAAGTGATAGTAGATTCTGTAAAGAATGTGTCCGAAGGTTTGCCGATGTTGCTATCTGTTAGCACAGGTATTCACAAAGACCCAGTATTTGAACGACTAGGATTTGAAAACATGGGTAGTAATTGGAGAATGTTTTAAATGTGTGGTTTCGTTGAAGACGTTTTTGATTTTGTTGGCGATGTAATAACGGAAACAGTCGATTTTGTCGGTGATGTTGTAACTGGTGTAGTCGATGTAGTAGTAGACGTTGTTGATGAGGTCATAAGTTGGGTAGTACCACAGCCAGAAATACCAGAGTTTACGGAGGAGTTTGAAGAACAAGTAGCAAGAGGAATATTAATTAATAAATTTACCGCTAATTCCAGTATTCCAGTAGTGTACGGAACACGAAAAGTAGGTGGTAATGTTGTCTTTGTAGAAACGTCTGGCACAGATAATCAATATCTTTATATGGCGGTTGTTCTCAGTGAAGGGGAAATAAACAGCGTTGAAACTTTATTTGTCAATAATCACCAAGTAACTCTGTCGGGTTCACTCACCGATGGAACACAAAGAACAGTAACAAGTGCAGATGCTAACTTTTTTGATACCGAAAACACTAATAGTTTAATTACAGTACAGGCACA